AGAATCCTACACCTAAATATATGACAGACGATAGGACATACTTCTAATGGCAAAAAGTCAACCATATACAGTTGCTTGTTCAGGTGGTTTAATTAAAGCTAGTAATGCTATTGATTTATTAAAAACTCCCGGAGTAGCAACTGATTTAAGAAACTTTGAAGTTTCTATAAAAGGTGGCTATAGAAAAATAAATGGTTATCAAAAGTTTGGTACTACTAATTCAACTCAACCGACTGGAAATACTACCGATATTTTAGGAGTTATTCCTTATGCTGATGGTGTAGTAGTTTGTGCTGGTACTAATATTTATTTTACTCAAGATGGTATAACCTACTTACAAATAAATAGAAGTTCAGTATCTGGTAGTGGTGATAACTATAGTACTTTTACAGGTCGTAGTGTTTTAGCTAGAACTGGACAAGGGCAAATAAGTTTTTCTTTATTTGAATCAGCAACTTCAGATTATGGTACGTTAATTATAGCTGATGGAGCAAATAAACCTTATCAGTTTAGAATGGAAGGCACAGGTGCTAACTTAAATAGTAGAACTTACTTTAGTAGTGAGATAACAGTTACCGGAACTAAACATGTTAAACACGTAACTGTCCATGATAAACATTTAATAGCTGCTGGGGTAGAGGATAATTTAAATACTATTTTTTATAGTGGTACTTTAGACCCAACAGATTTTACTAGTACTGGTTCAGGTAGTATAGTTATTGAAGACCAAATAGAAGGTATTAAAAGTTTCCGTAATGAACTATTTATATTTTGTCAAAACTCAATATTTAAATTACAGAATATAAATAATTCAAGTACAATTATAGTAGTACCTGTAACTAAAAACGTAGGTTGTATAAGTGGTTATAGTATTCAAGAGATTGCTGGTGATTTAATATTTTTAGCACCTGATGGTTTAAGAACAGTAGCTGGTACAGCAAGAATTGGAGATGTAGAGTTAGGTACAGTTAGTCAAGCAATACAACCAGTGCTTACTACTATAGCATCTAATATTAATTCATTTATTATTAATAGTATTGTTTTAAGAGAAAAATCTCAGTATCGTTTATTTTATACTGATACTCTAGCAACCAATGCAGCACAACGAGGAGTTATAGGCACGTTAAGACCAAATGGTTTTGAGTGGTCTGAAACAAGAGGCTTAGAAGTTACAGCTATTGGTTCAGGTTTTGATAATAATGGTATTGAAAAAGTATATCACGGTGATAGTAATGGTTTTGTTTACGAACACGACACTGGTGATAGTTTTGATGGGTCTACTATTTTAGCTAGATATACAACACCAGATTTTGATTATGGTGATTTAGGAACTTTAAAAACTTTACACTATTTAAGAGTTTCTATGAATGCTGAAGGAGTTGTAGAACCTGATGTAGCAATAAAATTTGAATATGATAATTTAAATATTGCTCAACCTTTAGACCCTTTTGATTTAGGAGTAATAAATCCTCCATCTATTTTTGGTGATGCAGTATTTGGCATAAATAAATTTGGTGGTTTAGATAACCCATCTATTAGAATACCTTTACAAGGTAGTGGTACGAGTAACAATTTTACAATAATAAGTGAAGATACAAAACCATCATATACAATTAATGGTTTTTATGTAGATTACATACCTTCAGGTAGGAGATAATTATGGCACAAGCTTATACTAGACAAAGTTCATTTTCAGACGGTGACAGTATTACCGCAGCTTTGTTTAACAATGAATACAATCAATTAGTAAATGTTTTTGCATATTCTTCTAGTAGTGCTATTTCTACTGGACACAGACACGATGGTACTGCCGGAGAAGGTGGTAATATATTTAAGATTGGGGATTTAGACTTTTTAAATAAAGTAGAAATTGATAGCACTAATAATAGAATAGGATTCTACACAGAAGTTTCTTCTGCAGCAGTAGAACAATTAAGAATACAAGATGGTGCTTTAGTTCCAGTTACTGATAGTGACATAGATTTAGGAACAACTTCATTACGTTTTAAAGATACTTTTACAGACTCAATAACTACTACAGGTAATGTTGATGTTGGAGGTAATTTAACAGTCACAGGTACTACAACTTTTAATGGTGGTACATTAACATTAGGTGATGCAGCAGATGACAATGTAGTTTTTGGTGCAGATGTTAACTCAAATATTATTCCTAATACAGACAATGCATACGATTTAGGAAGTTCTAGCCAAGAATGGAAAGACTTATATGTTGACGGTATAGCTTACCTAGATGGTATTAACTTTAATGGTACAGCAATTACTTCAACTGCTGCTGAGTTAAATTTACTTGATGGGGTTACTGCAACTACAACAGAATTAAACTATGTTGACGTAACTACAGCAGGAACTGTAGAAGCTTCTAAAGCTGTTGTAGCTGATAGTAATGCAGATGTTTTATTTAGTGATAATGATAAATTAAAATTTGGTACGGGTTCAGATTTACAAATCTACCACGATGGTTCTGATTCTTATATACAAGATGCAGGTGTAGGCACACTCAAAATACTAAGCGATGATGTAAGAATCTACAATGCAGCAGGAACTAAAATAGGTGCTCAATTTATACAAGATGGAGAAGCTAGACTTAGATTTAATAATGTAACAAAATTGGCTACTAAAACAGGTGGAGTAGATGTTACAGGAGTTTTAGCAGTTAATTCTGGCACAACAGATACAGCAGCAACTTTTACAAGCTCAGATAGTTCGATAGCAGTAAACCTTGTTGCTTCTGATAATTCCATGACAATACTTACTTCAGGCACAGATGCAATTATTAATAATCTTGGAGCTGGTAGTTTTAGATTTTTTAATAATGGTAGTGAAAGAGCCAGAATAGACAGTTCAGGAAACTTGTTAGTGGGAGGTACTACTTCACCTGACACTAATGGTATTACCATAGAAACCACAGCTTCTTCAGGCGGTTTAAATATTCTTTCTACGACTACAGGTCGTGGTGATATTTTCTTTGGTGATTCTGATGATAAAAACATTGGACAAATTAGATATGCTCATTCAGACAATAGCATGACATTTAGAACCAATGCTTCAGATAGAGTTGTAATAGATAGTTCAGGTGGAGTAGATGTTATAGGTTCATTAGGAATTGGTGGTGGCTCTACAGATGGAGTACAAATTTCTCAAGGTGCTATTGCAATTAAAAATGGTGGCTCACAATCCAATATAGATTTTTATTGTGAAGTATCAAATGCACATTATGCAAGATTACAAGCACCAGCACATTCAGCATTTAGTGGTAATGTAACTTTAACTTTACCGACAAGTACAGGTAATTTAATTGGTACAGGTGATTCAGGAACAGTAACAAATACAATGTTGGCAAATAGTTCAATAACAGTATCAGATGGTTCTAATTCAACTGCTACATCTTTAGGTGGCACAATAACATTTGCAGGAACTTCTAATGAAGTAGAAGTAGCAGAAAGTAGTGGCACTGTAACTGTAGGTCTACCAAATGATGTTACTGTTTCTAATAATTTAACTGTATCTGGTAATTTAACTGTACAAGGCACTACAACAACTCTGAATACTGCTACCCTAGATGTAGAAGATAAAAACATAACTTTAAATGCTGGGTCAGGTGATACTTCAGGCTCTGCTAATGGTGCAGGTATTACTATTCAAGATGCAGTTGATGCAAGTACAGATGCTTCTTTAACTTGGAGAGCTTCAGACGACAAGTTTATATTTTCTCACAAGCTAAGAATGTTTGATGACCTTGAACTACCAGATAGTGTTAAATTAGTAGCAGGTGATGATAATGATTTACAAATCTATCACGACGGCTTAAATTCTGAAATAAAAGATAATGGTCAAGGTAATTTAAATTTAAGAACAAATGGAGCTTCTATTAATCTATTGCATGGAAGCGAGTCAATGTTACTTGCTCAAGCAAATGGAGGAGTCAAAATTTATCACGATGATAGTGTAAAATTTGAAACCACAGCTGCTGGAGCAACAATTACTGGCAATATTGCTAACGCATCAGGTGACATGACGATAGATGTAGCAGGAGATATTATTCTTGATGCAGATGGTGGAGACGTTAGGTTTAAAGATGCAGGAACGCAACGATTCTTAATTGACCTTGATACCACTCCCGGTTCTGTAATTCTTCGCACTAATACTGCA